TACGTCACCCAAAGGGCATTGGCAGTCGATGCGGGGGGCATCGGGATGTATATCGGCAGCAGAATTTCTTCGGCATCGTCAACTCTGTATAAAGACGGAGTTTCTATCGCAACTAACGGCAATGCCGGCGGAGCCCGTGTTAGCCTGTATTTTTACGTTCACGCCAGCAATCAGAGCATTGCAGCAGTGAACTTCACCGCCCGAACCATAGAGATGTATTCTGTGGGGACTGGGCTGACAGCAACAGATGCAGCTAACTTCACGGCACGATACGCAGCTTTGAGAACTGCGTTGGGACGATAAGGGATGCATGGATGAAAAAGTCGTAGAGCTACATGAAAGGATAGCCCGAGTGGAGTCACAGTTTGAACGCTTTATTTCCGATGCGGAGTCGGAAAAACGCACTCGCAGAGTAATGATCGAGGAACTCAAGGCCATTGCGGTGCGCCTGGATGAGCGTCTGCGGCATGTGGAGAGATTCGTCTATCTGTCACTCGGAGCAGTGGCGGTGATCGAATTCGTTTCGAGATTTGTTGTGTCAAGATGAGAACCTTTCTTCAAATAGCTTTCGTCGCGGCGTGTTTGGCAGGATGCGCCATCGCTCCCCTGCGTCCAGGAACGTCGAGCATTTCTCCCGCTGGCGTAAGCTTTCAGCAGTCGCAGAACCCCGCGCAGGCATCCACACAGACATACGAAAAATCAGTGGTCACGGAGCAAGCGATTGCGCTGCCTACGGAGCCTACAGTGATTTCCCGTCCTGTGAAAACTACCACCACGGAACGAGTCTCTACCACGCTCGGCGCGGCACAAAAAGACACCGGACGAGAGATTAGTGCGAAGCTTTCGAGCTTGAAAGGAGTCGTTTGGGTGGGAGTGCTGGTTTTTCTTTTCGGAGCGGCATCCGCGTTTTATCCACCTCTGAAGCTCATAGTTGGCAGCACCACTACCAGCGCGGTTGCGTGCGTGTCGGGGCTTGCGTTGATTGTGCTGCCGAGTCTGGTGGTCGGCAACGAGATTCTGATGATCGCCATTGGTGTGGGCGCGGTGGGGCTGTATTGGTTTGGACACAGGCACGCGAGCCTTCACACAGAATTGAAGACACTGAAAAACAAATGAGCAACTGCAATTCCTTCAACGTGCCCAGCGGATGCTGCGATAATCCATGCGCGGTGACGCAGGTCAATACCGCCGCGTGTGAGAGTCTTCCGTCACAGATCAGTAACTTCACCGCGCAGTTTTTCGGCACTGTTGTAAAGACCGAAACTGATGGAGTTGTTTCATGGTCGTTGCCGTGCGGACTCGACGTGGGTCTTCCGAACAATCCTCGCGCAGCCGACGAAGGCCTTGCGTGTTACTTCCTTCGACTTTTCAGCGACGGCATTACTGGGCTCACGGGACCCGCCGGACCCGCCGGCAGCGACGGTAGCGCTGGCAACAACGCCTACACGGTAACACTTCAAAATTTCGCCCAGCCGACCCAGGCGGCACCCCATATTCAGGTGCTGACGGCCTTCAATCCGGCGATCCTCAACAACACCTATATTTTCATCGGCACCTCCGGCTGGTATTTCGTGGATGACTACGATCCCAGCGGCATGGCGTTTCTAACGCTCGCCCAGGCCGTCGCAGGGGCCTCTGGGACGATTGCCGCCGGCAAACTGGTGATTCCGGCGGGCTTCGTTGGCCCGGCAGGCCCACAAGGCGTCCAGGGAGCGCAGGGACCCCCCGGATTGAACACTTTCGCGACGAATGCGTTTTATTCCGCGCCCGCAGGCACGGACTATAACGTTCAAGTGACGTATCAGGGAGTGGACTTTATCGCCTCCGCGCCCCGGGTATTGCTGCCGGTCGCAGGGACTTACATGCTGACGGCAGTAGTGGACGTGGTCGGGCTTGCGGGGGTCGTTTTTGCTGACTCGGTATCGTTAAAGCTCTTCAACACCATCGCAGCCGCCGATGTCGCCGGCAGCGAACATTTTCTTTCCGGCCTTGCGGTAAATCAACGATCTCAGGTGGTTCTGAACGCTATTGTCACGACTACTGCCGATTCCCAGGAGATTGGGCTCTACGCCCGGGCGAGCAGCGCGAACGTTTTCGCAGCGGTGGCGTTGAACACATCACTTTCACTGATTCGGCTGGCGTAACTTATGCTAGACTGCCTCGATGAGTTTAAGCTCGGATGTGGCTGCGGCATCGGTCCGTGCTGTTGCGGGCGGAGAAAAGTGCTCGTCTCGGATTCCCGGGGCGGCGGCACACCGGTTTTGCACGACCCCCACAAGCTTTTCGGGCCGGCCAAATGCGCTGCCAGGGGCGGCACCATGACGGTCAAGGCCCCGGCATACGAGCTAACCGTTGAAAATCCGCCTGATGATATTCAGCGCAATCCGGACGGGTCGCCAGTAATAATCGACGGAAAGGTCGTTGCCAAGGGCAGTTAATTCGGTCACTATTAAGAGCATGAAACTAGGAATCAAAACCGCCAACACCTCAGATTATCCGGCTTCCCCGGTGAGCAATAGCACTCGTGACGTGTATTATCCGGAATTTACCGTCACCCAAAACGAAGACGACGAGCAGGCGGATCTCGGCGACGCTCCGGAGGAAGGGATCATGCAGATTCGGTATTGCATTTCCCGAAGTTCGGAGGATAACAAATCCGGTCGATGCACTTACACCGTTGAGGTGCGCGAAGTGATTTCCGCCAGTGCGGATAAAGTCAACGCTCCCTCGAAAAAATACGATGAGGCAGGCGAAGCGCTCGATAAACTCGCGGCGGAAAAATCCGCAGGAAAAGGGGAATACTAAGTGTTTTTACTGGCTGACGCTGCCGAGGAGGCCCGGCGTATAATTGGACAGTGCGATGAGGAAAAATTCCTCAAGTGGTCGAGCGATGTTGTGCTTATGATTAGCGCCAAGCTCGACCTTGAGCCTTTCAAGGGCTGGCTGGACATTTGCACTTCCGGCTGCCATTGCAAAAGTTCCAGCACCTCGTGCAGTAGGGGGGCGTGCTGCGGCAAACGTTGTGTGACGCTTCCTCGCGAGGTTGAGACGGTCATTGCGGTGAACATCGCCGGCCAGCCCGCGCTGGGATTCGGACAGAATTTTCAATTTCATCTCAACGGCCCAGGCAACTGCCGGAATTCTTGCGAGTGGTCGTGGACTGACGACGGCGCAAATCATTTTACCTACAAGGACCTAATTACGCCGGCGAAGCTCGTCGCCTATCTGCAAACGCCCGAAGACAACGGCAAAAAACTCATCGTTTACGGATTCGACTTGAACGGAAACGTTCTCCGCCGACAGGTCGGGGGCATCTGGCAGGACGGCTACCAAGTGCCGACGATTTACGGGGTGGCGGTCCCTGACGATGTCGCGCCAACAATCTCTCGCATAACCGGCGTCACAAAAGACATCACAGTCGGTTCAGTGCGACTTGCGACAATTGATAGCTCCGGTGGGACGGGGGTCAACCTCGCGGTTTACGAACCGAACGAGCGCGTGCCGCAATATCGCCGGATAACTCTCAACCGGTCGTGCGATTGGGTGCGCGTCGCATATCTGAAATCCTCGAAGCAGTTTACGAGCATCGACAATCATGTGCCGCTGCACAGTCGGCTAGCGTTTTTGGTTGGGATGCAGGCGCGTAAATTTTACTCGACGCTCAATTCCCCCGAGGCGCACGCCTACGAGGCTGACGCCGCCCGGCTCGAACTCGAATGTCAGATGAAGCTCGAAGCACCGCTGTATTTCCCGATTCAGGTCATCGACCGAAACAACGTTCGCTCCAAAGACGATTACGACATACGCTGATGCACACAACTTTCATTTATGCTTTGTGCGAGCCAGGGACTCGGACAATCAGGTATATCGGAAAATCCGATTCTCCAAACAAAAGGTTCCAGCAGCATTTGGAAAAAGCACGCCGACGACAAAACCACCTTGGGTTCTGGTTGAACAAAGTGGGAAGCCCGGATCTGTTGATTTTGAAATCAGTTCCAGCGGGTGAGTGGGAATCGTGGGAGAGGGCATATATCCGTAATGCTAGGATGCTTGGTTTTGATCTCGTGAACGGGACCACCGGAGGAGACGGGGTTGGGTCCGGGTCAAGTAACCCTAATTTTGGCAAGCCCCGGACAGACGAGGTAAAGAGAAAGATAAGTGCCGCGCAGATGGGGAAAACCATTACGGAAGAAGCCCGTGGGAAAATGAGTGCCGCCAAAAAAGGTAGAAAAATTCCATCAGAAATCAGGGAAAAAATGGGGGCGGCGGGGGCGGGGAAAAAATTGCAGGGTAGTTCTAGCAAATTCATCGGGGTGTATTGGGATTCCTTTTGTAAGGGTTGGCTGGCCAAGTTGAACATACAGAAGCACAGTTTTAATTTAGGCAGATACGCCTCGGAAGTAGAAGCCGCCCAAGTGTATGATTGGGCCGCTGCTTTGTATGGCAGGCCATTGAATTTCCCAAACGAAGAAAAGTAATACTATGGCGGGAGAGAAATTACTGGACTTCGATAGTAGCTTCATCAAGGGGGTCAATTCGTCTTTTGACCCAAGTCAATTGCCCCTTGGGCATGTTTTCAATTCCATCAACACTATCAACGTTGCAGGAGTGATTTCCTGCCGGCCCGGGCATCGCTGCATCATCAAAATGCCGAAGGGAAATCTCCAAGGCAGCGCAATTTTCCGCCCGAAGATCGGTCTGGAACAAATGCTCATTGCGGTGGACGGAACGATCTATGTTGCCGACTACCCCTTCACGAATTTCAGGGCGCTCACCAACGTTGCTTTTCGCCCGGAGGCAAAACAGATTTTCTTCGCGCAGGCAACACAGTCAGCCAAACGAATCGTCCCCGGAGACTTAACGTCAGCTATAGAAGTCATTGAGCCGCGTAACGTCATCTTTATGCAGGACGGAGGCTTTACAGCCCCGGCGTATTACGACGGAAGCTCCTCCGGCCACATCAGCGGCACGGCTTTTCAGACGCCCGCCGGGTCTGCAATGCGCTGGATTGGAGACAGACTGTGGGTTGCAGTGGCCGATCAGGTTTTCGCATCCGACATCGCAGATCCGTTTTCTTTCGTCGAGCAAATATATCTCGGCGGCACCGTTGGTTTCAATTTTTCTTCGGACGTGACGGCCCTCGCGACAACGCCGAACATCGAATTTCCTCAGCTACTCGTTTACACCAACGAAAACACTTCGTTGATCCAGGCCAGCATCCGAGACCGCAGCAAATGGCCGACCATCGACGGATTCCAAAAGGAAATTCTTCAAGTTGGTTGTGTGGGCAATCGGGCGGTAACGTCCCACTTCGGACGACTCGTATGGTTTAGCTCCGGAGGCGTGGTGATTTACGACGCGGCAACCGCACGCGGTTGGACTAGCAGGTCTCCGCTGCGCGACAACGAAATGCTCGTGTCGAAAAAATTCCTCAAGGAAGATCTTTCGCTTATAGCGATGGGCGCTTTCGGCCAGTGGTTGCTGATCTCCGTCCCCAGCGAGGACGTTTACAACAAACACACCTGGGTCTTCAACAACGCGAGTTTCGAGACGATTACTGACGAAGGCGGTCCGACGTGGTCGGGCTACTGGCTCGGCACTCGACCAGTAGAATGGACCTACGGTCAGATCGCCGGGGCTGAACGGATCTATCATGTCTCTACCGACGAAGACGGCGAGAACAGGCTGTGGGAAAGTTTTCGGCCAGAGGCGCTCGACAATGGTTGCCCAATTATGTGGGCCGTCGAAACCCGTGGATATTTCGGCCTAACGTCTCCTGCTCGTAAACCCCCGGGCTTCCGATGCGCCTATGCGTTCGCGGATGTTGCCCTTACCGGCATCGGGGAAGAACTCGACTTGGGAGTTTTCGTCGCCCCAGGCGTGCGCGGAGAATACCAGCCGATTCTCGCGAAACGCATCAATGCTCTTCGGGGAAGTATTCGATACGATGTGCCGATCACTGCCACCTCAAAACTTTTCGCTTACAAACCGCAGTCTCGCACGGAGCGGACCCAAGACCAGTCGCAGCAAGCCCCGGATTTGGAGTCCGGCTCGTGTCCAGTGGAAGCCGACAATGACGACAATAACGAAGAATCTTTTCAAGTGCTGGTGGTGGGTCACGGACCGGCGAGCCTTCGATGGATTCGCTCGTTCGCGATTCAGTCGCCGGACGAAGATTTCGCGGGAGATCCCCAGGCGTGCGTCAACGAGACGCCTTACAACATAGTTCGGTTCGATGGGGCCGCGCAGTTCGATCCATCGCTGGAAATTGCCACTCAGGAAGTCGCAGCGAAAGAAATCCGGAATTTCACTTCGCTGAAAACGGAGTCTCTCACCTACAACGGTATCACCGCAGTCGGCGCAGGATTTTCGGAGAGCATTGTATCGCAGGAAGCCGCCGACAGGGTTGCGGAACGCATCGCCATCCGCATGGCGGAGGTGGAAATCACGCAGGCCAGCGGTCCATTTTTGTCTTTGGGCATCGAATAAATGTCACTCATCATCAACGACGTTATTTTTTTGCGCCGCCCGACGTTGAACTACGTCGCGCCCCCGGTGTGTGAAAATCTCTTCAGCAGCACTGGTTTCCCTGTCATTGTGCTGAACCCGGTCCCGCACCACGGCGCACCGACTGTCCGCATCATCGTCACCGACGAAGGTTTTCAACTAGATTGGGACCCTTACCCCGGCGCGATTTGTTACAACGTTTACAAGGCACTCGACAGGGCTTTTCCGGACGGCGCATACGAGCTGCTCGAAGAGTGTATCCCCGGCACCAACATCCCAGTCGATCCCGGCTGCTACAAAGTCTCTGCCATAACACTCGACGGCGAATCCGATCTGAGTCTCCCAGCCTGCACTCCGGGAGTCCCGTCAATTCCTGAAGTGATTACTGACCCAGA